CTCATCAGACATGGACTTTAATGCAAATATTTTATCTAGAATTTCTGATCTTGAAAATGAACAGTCAATATCATCAACGGTCATGTATATGTATGATGTCTACTTAAAGGTATGTGCTTTATATATGTCATTAGGTCTACAGCTAGATGATTTAGAGTTTGAAGACACTGATCCTTGGTTCAAACTTAAAGGTGCATTTCTTTCTAACCACAAAAAAGGAATTGTAGAAATACTCAAGTCTTTAAACAAAGAAACTCGTTCAGCTTTTATACACAAGTATTACGGCAACAATCAGGGTTGGGAGGAATGGAGACAAGTTTTGGAAGATGAAAATTTAGATTTTTACCATTCTACAGAAGAGTTAGATGAAGCAATGGTCAATATAGAATCAAAACTAGTAGCTAAAGACAAGGCTGCTGTATACAAAATATTGAGAGGTGCCAATGTATTAGAAAAACAGAAAACAGTGTCAGATCAATTATTAGATGCTGAAAAATCTTTCGAAGAAGGACTCAGAAACAATGAAATGTATGCAAAGCATAAAAATTTTGTGCAATCAGAATCTGATCTAAAAACTGATTTCCATCATTTACTGCATAAAATGCATTACACTGATCGCAATTTAGAAACTAATAACTATTTTATGCAGACGGTTCAAGGAAATGTCAAAGCACACGTGGTACATAAAGGAACAAACTCATCGGAAACAGAATCAAGAAATGCCTTATTGCAGATTAGTACAACTCTGAAAGGGATACTACAAGTAAGTGAAGAGAATTGGAAGGCAGCAGAAGAGCTAAGACGTAGAAATAACACAGAAAGGAAACACAAAAGAACACTAAGCATTTTGATGCAAAAGTATGGTTTAAATGCAGACAACTTTGAATCTCAGATTAAGGTAGTTCTTGCCAACAACCCCGGGGACAAAGTTTTGAAAAGAAATGCTTCTGAACTCAAAGATACACTTAATAAAATGAAACAAACACAAGGCATTCATGTAGAAAATAACCAAGGCACCTTCTTGTTAAAAGGGCAATCATCATTTAAAACACATAATGATGTTTCTTCAATTTTCTCTAAGGCACATGTAGGTACTGGGTATGTCAGGCTTCAACAGAAAAAACAATTAGACACACTAGGTGAAACAGAAGAGGCTGTTTATGATATTCCTAAACTAGATTTTCTAAATGAACGCTCAATTAATAAGTCTTCAACTAAAGCCAAGTTTGTAACAAATTTCTTATCACAGAAAACAGAACCAGTAGAGAAAGTTAGAAAGACATGGAAGAGGACATTCAAAGCATTTAGTAAAGACAATCACATATCACCAAATAAAACCACCCAAACAGACAATATCATGAAGCAAATTTTGAATTCACAAG